TTACCTTTAAATATTTCTTTATCAGTACTCATACGTTTTTATTTATAAATAGATTTAAAGTTCTTTTGTGCGAATTAAACCTACTTCATTATATTTATCGTATAGTTCATAGTACTGCTCTTTCAACTTATTTACGACTTTAGTTAAATGAGGAGTCTCACAGTCTGTCATTTCTCTAATATAGATATAGAGAGCTTTTTTCTTGAAAATATCTAAATCTTGTCTTGTTTTAAATATAGTCAGAATTGCATCAGCAATTTTTAATTCACTTTCTTTAGTAAATACCTCATCTAAAGTACTGTATGCATATTCTATATACATGTCTAAAAATTGACTTAGAGATATAGAATGCTCTTCATTTTTTATATAAGGTGTTTCATAGGAATCTTCCATATCATCGAAACTACCTATCTTTTTTAATTTTTTATAATTTTTATTATTATAGTTAATTAACCATCTCTTGACAATAGTACCAAAGTATGAATAAGCTTTAGCTCCATTGTTTTTATCAAACTTCATAATCTTTTCTTCCAATAACATTGAAACAATTTCATGCTTTAAATCTTCAATCTTATCTACATCGGTGTAGTAAAATTTAAATGTATGTATAATGTTTTCTGCTAATTTATAAAAAGGAAAGTAAATGTGTTCTGTAAAGATAGAGTTTCTATACTCAATATCTTCTGAGGCATTATATTTGTTTATGTATTCTTCTGTTTCTTTTGTAAAGTAGTTAGCTTTGGATCTCTTTCTTGGCATAATTATCGGGTAGTTGGTATTGATCCAACGTTTTCTGTATCAGTTTTAAATTTTCAAAAAAATAACCGACCTCGTCATCAGACTTGAAAACCCCTCGTTCGTCAAGATTGTTTAGGTGCTTTTGTGATTCTACTAATAAATTAGAGACATTTCTCATATATTTTGCTTGTTCTTGCGTAACATCTTCGTAATTCTCTACTTTTCTTAGTAGGTTATATACAATATAAGATAAAATAATTGTAATTCCAACTAATATTCCGGAAATTATGTATAAAGTTGTAGGATGTATGTCCATATTATAAGTTTTTTAATAAATTATTTAAACCTTTAGATGAATTGACAGTTCTTCCGCTAGTAGATTTAGTTTTAGTGGTTTTAGGTTTACTAGTGCCGCCTGATCTTTTCCACATATCATATTCCACTTTAGAAGCTAAGTAATCAGCTGAGTGTAGTACGGAAATAATAGAAGTCTTCTGTCTTGAAGATTCCATATTACTGAAGAAGTATGCTTCATTTGCTTTATCAAACACTCCATCATGTAATCTTATAGCTAAAAATTCTTTTTGAGATACTTTTATACCGAATTTCTGTAATATAAATAAAGATCTATCTGGAATTAACATAAAATCTAAATCTCCATTATAAGAATACATTTCTGATAGTTTATCTCTTCTCCATTTATCTGTCTGAGGTATATAATTTGGTCTATCTCCGTCTCCTAATTTACCTAAATCATGAAAAAGAGCAGCGAATACTAATTCCTCCTCAGTATAATCTATAGTACCTCCCATCTTTTCGTATAGTTTATGCTGTTCGATAGCATATTGTATAACTCTATTTACGTGATCAACATATCCTCCAGCAAAAGCATTATGATACCACGTTCTACCGGAAGCAGGAGCCATTACATATGTTTCTTGCATATGATCTAACATAGATAAAATACTATCTTTTCTATCTCCTATATAATGATTAATGATATTAAGATGTTTTTCGTAGTTTTTTTGTATTTGTTCGGCACTTAACATAGGTATCCTTTTTTTATTACTTTATTATTATATTTTATTAATTATTCTTAATTTATTTATTAATATTACTTAATTACTTATTAATATATAATTAACATATATAGAAGATATTAAAAATAAAGCAGAAAGGCAACTATTCTATAATATATTTTTCTAAATAGTTTTCTCGTATTATAGAATTACTTCCTGCATCCCAAAATACTTTCATATAAATTGTAATAGTATCCCCTTCAAAACCACGAGGAATAGGTCCAACAACACGTTTAGAGGTAAATCTACCGTTTTCATCATTAGAAAAGTAAATTCTGGTATCATTCTGTACTACTGGAAACACCATTCCTTCAAATTGATTCAAGTAAATAGTAGTATCTTGTACGGGTATAGGGTAGCCTTCGTACGTTTCTAAACCGGTAAAAGAGTTGTAAAGAGGTAAAGTAAACGCTAAACTATCACCTAATACGTAATAACTATCGGTATCAAACTCAGCAGAAACTACAGGTTGATCGTTATAATAGTACTCGGGAGAGGTACGGGATGCTTCAATATCTAATGTAAAATAAGGTAAAGTTTCACCTATCCACTCTAAGTCTACGTGTGTATAACCGTTACTGTCAACGGTATAAGGAGTAGTTATGACGGCATTACATTCACCGTTTTCACATGTGTTAGGTATCAATACCTCTTTTTCACATGAGAGGGTGAGGGCAATAAAACCCATTGACGCCGCCGCGCGAAACGCGCGCAAGTTGCACCGAAAATTTTTAAACATATTACTTATTATTATTTTCCCATTCTTGTCTAAAGACCATAACTTGGTTGCCCATAGGTCCACCGTTATCTACGTTAATATCTAACTTAGACATACCTTCACCAATATTCATGGGAAGACCTTTTTCTTTCTTATCCAATAGGAATTGTATTAATTGAGTTCTCATAACCTTTATTTTATATCTAAATATACGAAAAAAAAGTTAATGAGGCAACTATTTCAACGATTGTTTATTAATTATATCGTAAATTTCTTCTAAAACTAATAAATCTTTGTATTCTACGATTTTTGCACATTTTTCATATTCTTCTACTTGTATAAAGAATTTGATTAATACGTCGAGTGCTAACGAGATTTCATCTCGAGAATAGCTCTCTCCTATATGATATGTGGTTTCTAATTGTTTGAGATCAATACGATTAAGGTATCCGTATAGTTTATTGAAGTATTTGTGTTTGATAGAGGTTTCTTGACGTTCAAACATCTCTGGGTACTTACGATGATATATAAGAGACATAAGCCTATAGTTCTCTAACCCTCTTAATACCATACCCATGAGTACAAACGGGTTCTTTAGAACATCTTGCTGACCGTGCTCTATGTAAATCTCTTCGTCACCTTGTTCAAAGATGCTGAATAACGTATGTGGATCTAACTTATTCATCTGATAATAAATAGGTAGTTTGTATAGACGGAAAAATCTGCCAAAAAATTTCCCCAAGATCTGTTGGATTTTACCCAAAAAGTTCTTATATTAAATAATATATAGAAATTGATATGTCCCGAGTAGAAGAACTGTTATATGCTGCATACGCTCAAGGTAAAAGAGATGAGCTACTTAAAAGAGTCAAAGAAATCCAATTGTCACCGCAACATAAATGGACTGACTACTCTGAACTATATAGTTTAGCATGGGGAGAACTAGTCAAAGAGGGTGTAATCTCAGAGACAACAGTATTATAGGCCTATATATAGTAAATAAATTATATGTTAATAATAAAATTAAAGAAAGGAGAGCAAATAACCAGGGCTCTTAAACGTTATAAACAAAAGGTTCGTAACACAAAGCTTATTCAATCCATTAGAGAACAGAAGGAATATATAAAACCTTCTATGAAAAAGAGAAAGGCTAAACAAAAAGCTATTAAAACACGGAAATGGAGGGAGGCTAATGCAGAATAAAGAAAAATTCGATGTATCCCCCTTCTTCTTAATCATTTTTATGATTGTTGTCTTTCTTATAGGGCTTTATCTTTAAATAAATATATAAATATATATTACTATATACCTAAAAATCGTAGGAATTATGCGAATAGGTCTGGCAGAATCACGCAGATTACCAACCCTTTAGGGAACTATACTGTCAGTGTTATATCACCATGATGTCTAGATGCAGGCAAGGTTCGGGCAGGATTGACTAACCACACGGGCAGGCTACCCACAAGGCTATATAAGTTATATAGAATATAAGAGCTACAAATAAAAACTGTACTATTACGTCTATAGGTCTCTTATATATAGCCTCTATAAGGTTTCTTATTATATCTGACATATTATCTCTTTTTAGGGTGTACGTTACCTACTTTAATATCTTGCATCTTAAACTTATATGTAGTCTTCTGACCCATCATATCGTATGTATAAGCAAGCATAGAGGTAGGACTCATCTTCTTATTCTCTATATTCATACCGTGTATAGTATAGTTACCTTTCTTATATATACTCCAGTCCTTACTACCTAGACCTTTATATACATAACAATAGATCTCATATGGCTCTCCTTTATACTGGATGGATAATACAACGCTTTCATCCATTGCCTCCATATTACTATATAACTTTTTACTTAATTTTACCTTATCTGTATATGTCATAACCTTTATTTTATACCTTAATATAAGAAAAAATACCGTAGGGTCCAACTATTTTCATATATATTTTTTATTCTCTAGAGGAAAAACTTTTAGGGAGACACACAAGACTGATGTTTACCCTTCACTTTCCATACGTTATATAGGTATTATTCTATACAATATTATATATCTTTATAGCTTTATATGTGTATATCAATATATTAATATATACGTTTATAGTATTAGATAGGCTTTAGGTCTTTTAGAGTATCATATCCCTTTATCTACCTTATTACGATAGGTTCTCTCTTATTATCTTTATAGTAATGATATAGAGTATTCACCATAATCGTACACTCTCAGACACATGCTTTAGCATGCTATAGATAAGCATTAGGAGAAGGTAATCCCCCATAATGACACCACTCACTTTCTTTAAGGATGGTAGAGTCCGGATGAACGTTAGTGAAATCCGCGCGTGGCACCTTCGGTGGAGAGAGAGAAACGCCCCCTCGCCCCCTCTCGGTTAATTGTAAGCGCTTCATATCAAAGCCCCATCCTTTTAAATTCTTATAATTTTGTTTAGTTCTTCTCATAACCTTTATTTATTTATTGTTATTAATTTATTATTCTTCTGCCATATAATAAAGTCTTCTTCATTTACTTTATATCCCCAATGCAATAATGATTGTTGTATTCTTGGACTTATATTCCAATTATTACTTTCATATATATTCTTATATATTCTATTACGCCATCTACCATTTATTCCACATACGCCTTTCCATCTATGTATCTGCCTATCGTCGTCTGAATGCCTTCTACCATTATAGTACTTTAGGTACCACTCAAACCAACCATATGGATCATCATTATGCATCCAACCTTTATCTTTCCAATAGTCATATGGCATACCACTCTTTACTTTAAACTTATTTCTCTTAGCTTCATATTTCTCTCCTAAGTAGAATTGAGGAAGTATCCCATCTAAAGTTTCTTGAAATAGAGATTGATAATCATAATCTCCTTCTAATACTCTTCTTCCAAAGTAAGCACCTCCAAAAGCTCCACTTAATAATATCTCTTTAGGAGTTAAATTAGGTTTAAATAAATCCTCCATTAAAATATTACTCTACTGATATTAGTTCTTTCAACTAAATCTATATCAGCATCTGGTTCTTCTACTAATACTTTTTTTATTACATCTTTTATATTAGCTCCATCTACTATCCATTCTTCACCATCTACTTCTACTTTCCAATAATCTAAATCGTTTTCAATTACACTCATAATTTTAATTTTTAATTTAACAAATAACCTAATAATACTCCAACGCTAATAGCAGTCCAGAATGCAGTCCAAAGAACTATAAAATCGTGATACTTACCAAAACGTTTTTCCATATTACCATTCTCTTATTTCATAATAACTGATAATTACTATTCCTACAAACATAATACCTGCTATTATATTAATAACCATATTAACTATCTTTATGCCAGAAGTAACTCTTCATTCTACTCTGACTACCTTTCTTTACTTTTCTTCTTTTAACAGGAGTTTTAGGAAACCTTCCCCAATTACCTCCTCCATCGTAATCCATTTGATCAGGCATATTATGTCTACTATAATAGTTTCTCAATTCTGGATCGTTGAGCATATCTTCTCTCTGAGAGTTATGACCCCACCATATTGCATATAATAATCCTACTATATAAAAACTAAATATAATAAAACCTATTACAAACATTATAAATAAATTTCCACTTATCATCTTCTTCTTCTTTTAAATTTATCTGCTGCTGCCATTGCTCTATAATAATCATTTCTTCTCTGTCTAATACAGATTGCAAATGCTAATATTGAAGGTACCCATATTCCAACGAATACTCCTTCTAATTGATATCCACTAAACCATAAACTCACCGAATATAAAAACGATAAGAAAGATAATATTACTGGATAATATAACTTAATATAAAATATAATTCTATTCATAACTAACTATTTTAATTTGAGATTAAACTTAAGACCATTAACATCCCCATAAGTCCTACTATACTTATTAGAGCCATTATCGCATGACCTTCTACTTGTTCTTTTCTACGACCTTGCCAGTCGTTAGGGTTCCATTTTTCTTTTTTCATAATTACATAAATTTTGGTATTCTAAATTTTAATATAGGATTGCCATTAATAGTTGGCTGACCTAATTCGTCTATTCCTATCTCTTTTACCTTTACAGGTTTATTTCTAAACTTGCCTACCATAATAGTATCTCCTATTTCAACTGGTATAACAAATTGTTTATCTTTATAAGTTGCTTTCATTAAAATATTAATTTATAATTTTTATGTCCTCTAAACTCTAAATACTCTTCTATATTACGCTCAAGAGGATTCCAAGACTCATAAACGTATACTTTATTAGTATCTTTATCTAATATACTAAGTTTAATATTTGCTTTTAAAGTACTTTTCATTTCTTTTTACTTACTTTAAACCAATCATAAGCTAATTTATCCATCTCATAACTAAGTGCTAATAGTTTATAAATTGTATTTAAAAGTTTATCTGTTATTTTTTTAATTATATTTCTCATATTATCTCCAAGGTAACATTGTCATTCCTATTTTATTCAATATAAATTCTACTATTATTACAAATAATAATCCTCCTACTATCTGCCAAGCCCACCATTTCCATCCTGTTAGACCTAATGCCCATTTACGGATAGAAGACTTTTTAGCTTTATCATACAATCCAAACTTCGTACTAATCTTATCAGCATACCATCCTGGATCGAATATATTACCAAATGCTATTAATATTTTTTTTATTGTTTTCATTTTAATTTACTTTAGTCCATTTATCGTCAGAGTCCATTCTGAAAGAACCTATAAAAATTTGATCCCATTCGTCAGGTCCTATTAAAGATAAAAATAGTTTATCATCTTCTTTCTGGTATAAATGGTAAGTATTTCCTTTGATAGGTTCAAATCTAAATTCGCTATTATAAACTAACTCATTCCATTTATAAGCTTCTATTAGTTTTTTATACTCTTCTTTAATTTCATCAAACCTAGCTTCAAAGTAATGATTAGTCTTAATTACTTTCTCTTGTTTATAAGCAGTTAAATCAGTTGGTTTAATAGAAGGAGCTCCAACATTATCACCATAAGGCATTATAGCTTTATTTTCAGCAAATTGATCTGGTTTTTTACTCATTTAATTTTATATTTCTTTTTGTATCTTTCTATAAAGATTTTACCTACTCCTATCTCAACTATATTAGAACCTTCCGGAAGTAACTTACTTTTAGGAGCTATAATTTTATCGGGATTTTTCAGATCTTTAAAAATCTTTAACCATACTTTATTACCCCATCTCTTTTTATATGCTACAGCTATTGGTATATTATACATCTCTTATTACTCTCCAAGTTAAAGGTTCTCTATTTCTTTGAAACTGCTCCATAGACCATTCTAATCTATCAGTTTCTAAATCTATTTCATACGGGGCTCCTATTATAGGAGTAATTAATATTTTATACTTCTTCATTATTTTTTTTACTGATTTTATTTTGAAACTTCATAAACGATCCATCCTTATCGTTTGATAATCCTCCTACAGTATGAATCTTATCATGCTCTTCAGACCAAGGACCAGGTTGATCAGCCCATTCTAAGAACTCTTGTACTTCTGGATCTTTAAATGGATCTACTTCTATCTCTAATAATTTATATCTTTGATCATAGATACCTCTTAAAGCTTTATAATAATCCTCTATATACTTTTCATCCTTATGACCTTCGCTAGGTCTAAGGATATTAAGCCAGAAGTTCTCTATGAACTTTCTGGCCGTATCCAAGTGGTCTGCTGACACACAACAATTAACAATTTTAACACCTTTCATATAGGCTTCTCTAGCTTGCTTTAATCTATCCATTAAAATAATCTTAATTGATTAGTATTATTATCGCCAAAGATCTGAAAAACACTCTGTACTTTCCTAGTAGGTCTAAACTCTTCACCAGCATTATCTATAAGTAATCCATCTTTAACTGTAAAGGCATGCTTACTTACTCCAACAATAAACGTTCCTTCTGGATTATCTTTCATGAACGATTTTACAGTTTTTTGTCTATGTACTATATCTCCATAAAGTTTATAACTATTAGTAACTCTACTTTTAGGAAGAACTTTTACTTTAAACTCTTTACCATCTAAAGTAAAACCTTTATCTTCTAACTCTGTCATAATAAGATCAGTAAATTGAGTACCTTTACCTTCTTCTCTTTTGAAAGTTTCTTTTACGAATTCATGAGCAGAATCATATTTAGAACCAGTAGCAGCAGCTATGGCTCTTACGAAACAATCATTTTTTTCTTTTTTAGCAATTGAGGAATTACTATAACCTTTAATTTCATTACTAGCGTAATTATAATCTAAAACTTTATTATTCATAACCTTTATTTTAATTAATATTTATTTTAACTTCCTAACTTTATATCTAAATATAAGAAGAATTAAGTTCCTAAGCAACTATTTAAGCAAATATTTCCCAGTTTTTTTCTTCTTCTAAAGCCTGAATCTCATAAGGATGAGTTACATAATCATATCCCATAGTTCTATATCTTTTCATCCATAATGGTGATTGAAGATAATGTTTATACTCATGAAGTAAAGTTTCAATAATATGTCTTCTAGACTTCATTTGAGGATAATAAACATAAATCGTATTATCATCAGCATCAAACTCAGCATGAGGAGTTTCATCTCCAGTAGCTTCTTCAATACCAGAATACCTAGCATAGATATTATGATGAACTTCTACCCAAGGAGTAGTTTGTTGAAACTTAGAAAAACCATAATGCTTTTCGATTTTAGGCATTACTTCTTTTATTATTTTATGTACTTCTTTACGATTCATAACCTTTATTATTTATACTTAAATATACGAAAAATATTCCGGAATAGCAACTATTTACAAACAATTATTTTTGTACATAAAAATATCATCTATAAGGTAATCACAGTACTTGAGAGCTAAATCTCCTCCATCTGGATTTCTTATTATTAATTCCTTTATTTGATTAATTCTTTTTATTATTTCTTCTCCGTCCATATTAAATGTTATTAAAAAAATGTTTGATCCAAGCAAACAAACCGTTAATATTTAATGCAACTAAGTTCCATTGTTTACGAGATGCAACTTGAACTATAACGCAAATAAAACCTGCAATATATAATTTAGGTTCTATAGTCCATTGAGCTGCTATTAAGAAACCAGCTCCCATATAACCTATTCTTCTAGCTAATTTTTCTCCTGGAGTAAGTCTTTTACTTTGAACTAAAAACTTTAATACTCTATATCTAAATCCCATTTACCTTTTACTACAGTTTTTAATATCTTCGTAAATATCCTCTTCTGTGATACCAAAGTTTATTCCTTTATCATAAACCTTTTTGATATTGTTCCATTCTTCTTTTCTCTTTTTATGGCTTTCACATCCTTTTTTATGCTTTCCAAACCATTCACCGCATTTACATTTAAGCCAATTATAAGTTAAAACGATCATGGGGGAGCTGGCTAAAGCGGTTATGAAGTTAGGATGCCAATGCTCCCCACACAATCCTAATGCGTGTCTAAAAAATTCTATCATATTAATTCAATTGTTTCTTTTATATGTTTACATTTACGATGAGCAATATATCCCCAACAGTCACAATATAAACCATTTTTACCTTCTTTTACAGTATACTCCTTATCACTAGATGCAGATTTATACTTCCAAGACCTTTTGTTCTCTTTTATAAATAACTCCTCAAAGGGTTTTTTATCTATTATTATATCATCTAAAGTAGTTTTAGGATGAACTTCAGTCCAAGAAGGCATATGATAAGTCTTACCATTGATAGTTGAAATAGCTCCTCTTCCTAAATTAGTAAAAGGGACTAAATACTTATGCATTACCACAAAGACTGATGACCCTATGTCTCCGGGGAGTTTTAATGCTCCCTCAGAGTACATAAGTTCTTCTTTTCCATCTATAGATACTTTCCACAATGCCATTACTCTCCTGCTGCTATCGTACCCATCCATCCGATTCGATTAGGAGTACTTAAGTTAAACATTCTAATCGACATATCTCCACCTCTACGATTTTTAGAAAAGAAGAAAGTTCTATCACCTTCCTTACTCCATTTCATATGAGCCATACCGGTCATCATATGCTTGAATCTATTCGATCCAGCAAATTCTCCACCTTTAGTAACTTGCTGAATAACTAAAAACGAGGTATTCGTTTTAAGATTATTATGACCTAAATTATGCTTTTCAAATAAATTCAATAATTCAGTTTCAGCTTTTTTAGATGACATCCATCCTTTAGTAGTATCAACTACAGCATTCTGAACCTCTGCCATACTATCGATAAGAACTGCATCCCATCCTTCAGATAAAATACTCTCACAAACTTCAAGAGCATTATCCTCACAATGATCACCCATAAATAAAATAGGTAGTTTACCAAACTTAGGAAAACGTTTTACGTATCCGTACATATCGATCTGATTCATCTCACCAGAAATAAATAATACTTTTTGACCTCTATTCTGAAGATCAGCTAACATATCAAGCATTACGGTAGTTTTACCAATTCCTGGATCTCCTACGATTGCATAGTTAGTACCTTTCATTAAACCTCCCTCAGAAGAGAAGTGAGAGTCAACTACTCGTCCAGATTTCATCGGACGGAATAGAGAAGAATCAAATACTAGATTCTCCATTTTTACTGTTTTTACATTTTTTAACTTCATAACCTTTATTTTTATAACCTTAATTAATAATACTTAAATATAAGAAATATATTAATACGAACCAACTATTTACTTAATTATTTCCGGAAAAATTACCTTCTAACTTTATGTAGATTACTCCCCCAACCGGTTCTTCTATCCATAGCAGCAACTCCTTCAGCGACTAGAGGATCTTTAATTACTTCAGTCTCACAATAAGTAGTCTTTCCGGAAATAATATTTCTTACATACCATCTAGATGCAGTACTACAATTAACACAAGTTTTAGTACCTGGTAAAGCTTTTATCCTCAAAGGATTTATCTCTTTATAACATTTACAACACTTCATACTAAAATGGAAATTTTTCGTCTTTACCTAAAGGTTTAGAAATATCATCTAGATCTCTAGTATTCATACTAGCAAAAGGAGCGTCGGTAATACTTAATATATTAGGATTATCTCCTTTTATCCCTTCTTTAACTTCATGAGCTTTTTTTCTAGCCATATAGTCATCCTTAGCGTAGATATAAAAATCTACAGTAACTGCGTATCTTTTTTTATTATCCATATTTTATTTGATCATTTAAATTAACATTAATAACTTCGTAAATATCTGCTTCAGGATCTCCATACTCATTCCATTCAAACAAAATAAGATCAGCAATATAATCTATTTTCTCTGAAGGTAGTTCTGGAAATACTTCTCCGCTGAGTTGTCTGCTAGCGATTATTCCTAATAATTCACCAACAATAAAATCTTTAGTAATTCTAACCATAACCTTTTTTTTATACCTAAATATACGAAATAATACGCAATCTAGCAACTTTATCTTTAAAAAAATAGCAGTTAGGATGAGTGTCAAGTAATCTCTCTGTGATAAGGACTTTCGGTCAATGGTATTAGACCTCGATTACCTCCTGGTTATCACACCAGTTTTTTTCTTCGTCTTTTAAAGTACTCAAAATTTATACTTCCAAAGTCTCGCCTCATTCTCTAGTTGCTTTCCTGTTCCCTTTATAACCGGTGGTACTTAGTAATAACCTTTCAAATTCTAGGTACTATTGATACGATCTCAACCATTCGCGACAATTTAGCTTCCCTTTCGGGGAAAACTCTGTCCTGCTATTATTTCAAAGAACTTAGAGGCTCAAGAATTAACCTGATCTTTGTACTTCCTCTAATATTAATACTTAATATACGAATTAAATCGCAATTAAGCAACTATTTTAAACAATCTTTTATAATGTTATATACAAAAACTCCAAATGACCAAGGCCATACAAAAATGTGAAATATTCTTTCTCTCCACATAAACGGTGAATTGAAAGGTACTGGTAAATTATTACAACAGTACCACTCTAACCAACCTGACCATAAAAGTCCTAATGCTAAATAAGATAAGAAACAATTCATTTTTTGTCAAATAAGTTTTCTAGTTTTTGCTGTAATTTTTGTATCTGAAGTTTTTCTTTAAGAGTTTTAATTCCCTTTCTTAATTTTATCTCTAAAATCTTTTTAACAATCTCATTTCTTTCCATAAATTGTTTTAATATAAATATTCTACTTCCACAATACCTGTATACAAATAAGAAGAATAGCAAGAGATAAACTTACTGCAGTCTTAGGAGTTATACCTTCACTAAAATGATAGTTAACAAAGATTGCATATATTATCATACCTACTCCAAATCCTATAAATCTAGCAGGCCACAGTAAACCATCCATTCCGGAAACTGCGTACTTGGTACCCCAGATATAAAAATAGGAGAGAACTATTCCTGCAGCTGCTACCCAAAAGGTATTATTTCTAAACCAATCTGTTGATTTAAGAAACTGGCCATTGAGCTGGTAAAAAGTTAAAACGTGCGCTACAATGAAAGATGCTACTCCTATTAATAAATCTGCTATTTTCATTAGCTATAAATAACTATTCGTTCGTTGTTAGACTCATTAAGAAGAGTTCTAGAGATACTTCTACCTCTAGGTTTCTTCTGTAGTCTTTCGTATCTATAACCGTCAATCTCTATATGATGACCTTCATCTAATATATCTGCAATTTTAGCATTTATTTTAATAGATGGAAAATAATATAATTCATTTAAATTCATAAACTTGATTTTTAATTAATAATTAGATTAACGCCGTAGCTAACTGGAATAACTCTTTATTCACTTTAAGCTCCTTTTCGAAAGACTTAATCTTTCTTACCTTTCTAACATTAGCACCTACTAACGCAGCACTAAATTCTCCTTGAGTAATCTTCTCTTGAACTACATTAAATACTCTCCAAAGATCATCTCCTTTATCCTCATCTCTTTTAGGATCAAGAATATCTTCGATAGTTTCTTCATCATAGTTAAACTTTTTAGCTTGTTTAGAGCCTGGTTTAATATTAGCTCTAATTAACATAGCATCTAAAGCTAATTTATTCTTCTCTTCTTGAGTAAGAACTCTATTTTTCATATCATTAAGAACTTGAACTTTATTAGGTAAATCAGCTACTGCTTGATTTACAACTGCTCTTAACTCATCGAAAGTATAACCTTTATGCTTGATCTTGAAATCACTAAACTGCTCATCAGCAACTACCAATCCATTAGAACAAACTAACCTAAATATACCTACACTAAATTTAAAAGCTTGCATACCATCGTGAGAGTTAGTCATGATAATTCTAGGAAATGCATCATCTCCATTTTCACCTTTAATCTTAATATCAGGATTCTGGAAAGCTACCATATGCTTACTAAAGATAGTAGAACCTCCTCTACTAGCTCTTTGAGCACCTTGAACAGGTAACCAACCTAATTTTTCTAAATCGTCAATAATAGTTTCAGTATAAACGAAAAGATATCTACCACTAACCTTATCATTTGTAGGTTCAGAAG